ACTTTCATTTTGTACCCAAAGGTCTAAAAGTTCCTCCAAAATCTGGTAAATCGAAAATGTTTCAAAATTGTCCAGCCAATCTTCTACGGAATTGGATATTTCATCCGGCGCAGCGTGCTTTGCCATAATGTATGCAACATTTTCAAAAATTTCTAAATTTATGATTGAGAGCTGTTCTTCTTCTGTTAAGTTTTTAACATATGCGGCTTTCAGTTGAGCTAAATCCTTTAAAACATCTCTTCCAAACCGCATTCTGTAAAGACGAGGAATTGCAGCGGAAGCCTTAAACTTTACCTCTTTACCGTCAATTATCAATGTTTTAATCATTTCTTACCTCTTAAGATTTTGTAATGGTTACTGTATATGTTTTACTTTGTGTGGAGTTTGTTGTTTTTACCGTTAATGTATTAGCCCCGCTTTTCCATGTTGCGGAATCTCCATTATGTACCGGACTTTCACCGTTTGTAATTTCAATTTTAGTGCTAGCCCTCACTGGTTCCACTGAAATAATATCACTTGCATTTTTTGTGTTCGCTGTATATGTTATAACGCCAGGACTAAACTTCGGACTTAACTCTAAGCTCCCAATAGATAAGCTGGAAAGTTCTGCGTTAGGGGTCGGAGCTTGTCCCGGCAAAATTACTTGGTCGTACCAAGCGTTATATGTCTCTACTGGAGTTTTTTCATTTGCAACGCATTTTACTACACCGTTATATAAAGGAGATGCTTTAAATTCCATTTCATCCAGGTCTGGCTCTCTTTGATTTTCCTTATTCTCTCCCGAGATACCCGGACGGGAAGCAGAGCAGTTGTAAAAAACATATCTTCTATTAAAAGCATCTCCTTTGAATCCAAAAAGCAAAGCGAATGGAGACTGTGAAGCATCTGCGTTCTCTACCAACATTCCGGTTACTTCATCTACGTACTCACCAAGACAATCCACCTTAAAATCTGATGGAACATCTAAAATGCTTAATGTTCCTGTGTATCCATTATTTGATGTATCTATATAGTAGTCGATGCCATCCGCACGTTGAACGATTTGTTCTCCTTCTGCGGAAGTTTCAAGACTTACGGAACCAGGTAATTTTTTAGGCGCACTAAATACAGGTGTTCCATCTTCCTGTATCTCCAATTTCGCATAGTGCACATCAATAAGGTCATAATGTACCTTGTTTTTCTTTGCCATTGTTACACCTCAATTTCATAAATAATTTGATAAACTTTTTCTATACTGATATAATTTTCAGATTTGTTATAAAAAAATCCTGTTAAGGCAGCTTCAACTGTTTTTTCCAATGTTTGATTTTTCAATTCTGTATAAAGCTCTATCCGTACATTTGATACTTCGTAGTACACGCCACCGTCTGCTCCGACATTATCCGTGTCATAGACGTAGTAACAAATGAATGGAGGGGTTTGTCTTTCCGTAAAAAAACGATAGGCAACAGGAATTCCCGTTGCCTCCAATATCGTTTTCAGTTCAGCAAGTGTCATGATTCTTTCACCGCCACTTTTGCCTTATTTTCCAGTCTCTTTGCTGCCTTTTTCTCGGCAGGGTATATATGCGGTTTTCCTTCAACCCTGCCGCCGTTGACTTTTGCATGTCCAAACTCCAAAAGATGTGCAAGGCTTGGTTTTTTTGCGTTATATATTCTTATACGTATATCGCTATCGCTTTCAAAAACAACTTTTTTCTTCCAACCGCGCTTGTACTCTCCTGTATCTGTGGGTGAGTTTTCCTTTATTTCCTTTAAGCATTCAGAAGCCGTTTCTTGAACTTCTTCTTTGATTTCTTCCGCCACTTCGTCAGAGTACTGCTCTAACTGTGCCATAATTTCAACGGAAATATCTTCCGGTCGTACTTTAGTCATCATTCCCCACCTTTCTTTCCAGATACAGTTCCATTGTGTCATCCACTGTGTTGTGAAATGTTCTATACACTGAAAATTCTATCGGTGCATCGGTTCCGATAAGAACAATTGTTTCCCCTTCATAGTTAACATACGGAGTGATTGCCATAAGTTGCGGCTTCATACCCATCTCCCCGGCGTTGGACCATTCCGCACGGGTAACAGATTTTAATGTTGCCCATACGGCACGTTCAGTTCTTTGTGGAACCATTTGACCGATATCATCTTTTGTGTATGTTTCTTTTATAAATAAAATCAATTCATCCATTTACAGCACCCTTTTCTGAAAAGAGACGATTGTTCAAAGCCCAACGCAACATTCGCGGCATTTCATTCTGCTGCTCTTTTCTCTTCCTGTAAAGATATGCCGCATACATCTCCACCAGTAAAGCGTCATCTTGTGAGGTTGTCAGAGCAATTCCCTCTTTCAAAATAAGTTCTTTTGCTGATGAGATAAGAAAAAGCAAGTACTCATCCAGTGCGTTTACTGAAACCTGCAAATCAATTTTTAATATTTTTAAAATATCTTGTTCGCTCATACCCTAACCCCTTTCGGGCGCTTATGCGGATTTAGTAACATTTACTGTGTATGTACGCTCACTTACGCCATTCTGAACTGTTATTGTCAGTGGATGAGCTTTGGAATCAGCTTTCCATTTGATTGTTGAACCGTTTGGATAGTTTTTACCATCATATGCAAGCATTACTTTTGCTTTTGCTTGTGTTGGGTTCGCAGTGATAGCATCACTAGCAGCGGAAGCCGTAATTGTATAGGTTAATGTTTCAGGTGCAAAGGAAGGTGCTAGGTTTTCAGCTCCTACCGTTAACGCTGAAAGAGTTGTGTCGTTTGCAGTATCACCTAAAAAAGTTGCGTCGGTTGCCGGGGTTACATCAATGCCGATAGCCACAAAACCTTCTGCAATCACAGGCGTACCGTCATAGCGTGCAGAACCTTTAAAAGCAGCTTGGTCTTCTGCAAAGCGATATTCGTCAGAACGTGCAAATTCAGAACCACTTCTTTCTGCCAATAAATACAAGTCTCCATAACCACCAATAATGTTTCCATCAGAAATAACCTCATCAGGGAGTACGTCAATATCTCCACCAATTACAGGCATTGTTCCATTTTGAGACGATACGATTGCACCGTTTGCATTAAAAGTCATAGCTTCCACCAACAAATCTGTATAAGTGGATTCATTCATTGCCCAAAACTTTACACCTCGGCTGTACTTACCTTTTGCAGCTTTTGAAGCTCTTGCAATTTCTTGAAACAATTCAACTCCGTGCTTGCTTGAAATTTGTTTCATGTTGCTGGACTTTAGATTTTGCCAAGGTCTTGCGGTTGCTGGGTAGTTGTCCGGCTCAGATGTTTGCGCAAGTCTTGTTGCGATACCTAAAGGCATTTTTACACCTGTACCGTACAAAATAGCTTTATCTACAGAAATACCGATTGATGCGCCCATACCTTCCATGATTTCATAGGCAAGGTTCAAGTCGCTATCTTCCAAAGTTGCTTGGCAGATATATACAACACCGCCGACTTTGTAGCCGTCAACTTCCACTTGATTAAAACTGAAATCCAACTCATTTAGTTTTGCGCAAGCCTCTGTCCAAATTGCTTCTGGAATCGCCCCCATTACCGTTTGACGTGCCTTGCCTTTTACAGCTCTTAATCTTACGCGTCTGGTTAGCTTTGAGTAGTCCATAATATTTTGACGTAGCAAATCAAGCACTACAGTTGGGATTGTTAAATCAGCACCTGTTACACCTCTTTTTTGAGATATACCAGAAAGCTGTTCTCTGCCCATTTCTCTTGCTCTTTCCAAGAAAGCCTTTACATCCTCACGTGCCACGAATTCTCTTTGCTCTTGTGCGTTTAAACCAAAAAATTTTGCTCTTGTCTGCATTTTGTTATCAGCCCTTTCTTTCTTATCTTTTTTTACTTCCCTGATGTCTGGAGATTTGGATTCTTCCGCCTCCAAATCCGCTTCCAAATCTTCAATTTCGTTTTCTAGTTTAGATTTTGATTCTTCGTGTTCTTGTTTTTCAGTTTCAAACTTTTCTACTTCTTCACTTACTAAACTTTGCTCTTCTTCCGTTTGAGCTTCTTCAATTGCTTGTTCCAATTCAGATTCACGAACGGAAAAACTTTCATCTTTTTTTCTAAGTTCCTCCAACTCCGCTTTTTTAGAGTCAACATTTCTTTTTAACATCAAAATTTTAAGTGCCATCATTTACTCCTTTCAGGCGTTGAATCATTTCTTTTTGCCAAAGTTCTTTTTTTCTTTTTTGTATTTCTTCATAATCTTTTTTTCGTGCTGTAACAGAGGTATCCTCATAAGCCGGAAATGTTACAACAGATACTTCATAAAGTTTGACTTTTTTTAGTATCCATACTGTTGTTCCGTTTTCCATTACTTCTGTACTTTGGTCTAAAATATCAAATCCAAAGCTGCATTGATTTACATCCCCACGTTTTACTCTTTCGTAAAGATTCATAGCATCTTGGTCCGATTGATTGATGAGGATTCTCCCCCATAGTCCAGTTCTGTCAACTCTTAAAGTAAGGGTTCCAGCTGTAGTCCTCCCAAGAACCAAAGTGCTATCGTGATTCACCAACGCACGTACATCACCGTCAACTGTTTCATTAAAAGCATCTTCGTCAATTGTTTCGATTGCATTTTCCCACATGCGATATTCGCTGCCAAATACCGCAAAATACCCCTCAATATAAAAGTTACCGTCCTCTGCACGTGTGGTAAATTTTCCGTCACGTACAAGGGCGGTCCGTTCACATGTCATTTATCGTCACCTCCATTCAATTTGTTTTGGTCTCCAATCATGCCACGCGGGATATAGTTTTCTAGAATAACAAGTTCATTTAGTCCTGGTATCGGTGATAGTCCTATCCAATCCCGAACTTCATTGCCCGTCATAATTCCTCGAACAAATTGGTCGTCTGCAACTGCGGCCATATCTTTTAAGTCGTAGTTATATAAGCTGCGTGCATTGAACCGAAAAAACCAATCAGGGTTATACAAAAGTTTCTTCGTAAGTTCCTGCTCTATCCCTCGGGCAATCGGCATAATTGTTGTATTGATAAAGTTGTTCCATGCATCACGTTTAAACTCCCCAATTCCTAGGACAAAAGGCGGCACTCCTAAGATAGCCGCCACCGTTTTTTTATCCAATTCAACAAAGTCTGCCAATGCAAGGTCTGATAGTGATAAGGGTTTTACCTGTTCCACTTGAAATTGGTCTGCCGGAATCATCCAAGGCTCCCCCGCCTCTGTGGTGTCAATGTAATCATTTAAAAGTTTTTTGCGTCCTTCCGCGTTTGAGAATTCCTCTGTCAAAGCGTCAACCTTTACGATGATGGAAGGCTTCCATTTTGAGGACATAAAACCTTTTTCTGTTGTTGCTGCTTGCTTTAAGTTGTTTGCAACCTCTGATAAAGCTACTTTGTACCCAGCACCTTTCCATGTGTAGTAGCTATCTGGATTCAAAACAAAATGTAGCACATTGTCAGGTGCATACTCTGTTCCGTTTATCAAAACTGAGTAATTCCATAATCCATCAGGCATAAATGATGCCATTGCAGCAGGTACAGGGTTTAAATCTTTTAAAATACCTCTCTTAAAGACAGGATATACAACCGCATTTCCGTTCCCTTCCAAAATCATTGTTTTCACTATCCAATGAATAAAAGTAGAGCGTGTCATTCTGCTATTGGGGTTAATATCAATTTTTCTGCTCAATTCATTCTTTACCCGAATATCTCCATCTGCCGTATTTTCCATGAGCTGGATTGTCATACTTGCGATTAACTTCGCTATGGTATCCACTGCGGTACATATTTCAGGGTTATGTGATAGACTTGTATACCCTTGGCATACCAGCGTGTCATAAGCATCTGTTGAGCATAACCACGAAACAGTGCTTTTTTCTTTTGGCTCTGCCCTTGCTCTTTTTTGTTTGTCTTTCTTTTTGCTCAATTTTTCATCACCCCCTTTGAGCGATTACTCGCCCCACCACTTTTTAGCTGCTTGACTTCTGTCGAGATTTTCCAAGTAGCGTACGCACGCAAAAACCGAAGCATCGAATAAATCTATTCTTTGCTCCGGCTGTACCTTCTCATATTGAATCATGTCATCTGTTTTCTCTATAGCGGATACATTTTCCACACAATATTCAAAGGCTTCTGAATGCAAATAAAAAAGAGTGCCGTTTTTAGCACTCTGTTCTATATATCGGAAACCTTCTGATTTTTTATAAAAATATTGAGGTTGGTCTATGATTTTAAATCCGGAAGACTTCATGCCAATAAAGTATTCTCTGCAAAACTTTCGGTCATGCCCTACCTGTCGAATTTTGAAACCACGCTTTCTCATATCAATAAACCAATTTACAACATCAGCATGATTGACCGTTGGACTGTTGCACATTGTCAAAAGTCCGTCATCTTGCCAGCCAAACAAAGGAATGTTATCTTCATCAGCTTTTACATGTGCAGCCACAATCGGGAAAAATGCGTGTGTGATTATAATATCTACACCTTTATAATGTCCGAAAATGGACGCAGCTGTTAAGTCGTGCAGTTTGGATAAATCTGCACCTCCATACCAGTCAATTGGCAATTTTGACAATTCCTCCAACGTCCAGTTATATTTTTGGTCGCTGGCTCGGAATTCATCAATGTTAAAGTACGCCTTTAGTGCATTGGTATACACATTCAATGACTTTGCATAAAAATCCTTTCTCTGCTGCGGGTCGTTTTGTGCTTGTAGTGCATCGTTCAATATTTCATCAGGACGAATTGTTACTCCATATCCTGGGTTTGCCATTTCATGAGTTATGGGATTGATATAGTCAACATTTCCGTTTTCATCTTCATTTGCACAACACATAAATATGAAATACTGTTCATCCTTCACAGTGCCGTCCAACACCTTACGACAATACTTTAAACGCTGCCCCAAAAAGAGTTGTTCGTTATCTCCCGCTGTAGAAATTCCAATTAACAATTTATTTGTGTATGCCTTCATAGCTTCCTTAAAAAGATTATATTGTTTCGGCTTTTTGAACGCATGGCATTCATCCACTATAGCGATGTTACAGTTCAATGAATCTTGTGTATCTGGATTTGCCGCCAGTGCGCGGATAAAAAAGGAACCGTCCGGAAAAGACGATTCCATTGAATGCTCGTTGTTATTGTCTATAATTTTTACTGAACCACCATTTTTAGAGTTCTCACCAATCCTATCAATGTTATACTTCAAAAAATTAAAGCTTTCTAAGGACTGCATTAGGGCGGCAGAGGCGATATAAGTTTTAGCGCCTGACCTTCTATACCATAGAGACAAAGCCCATGCAAGCGCAGCCGCTAACCCTGTTTTACCATTTTTACGAGGGATAAATATTAATGCCTCATGATATTTAACTATATCCGTTCCAGCAAGCTTAAAGCCCACAAGATTGTATATAATAAATTTTTGGTATGGCTCTAGGTTAAACTGTGTTCCTCTTAACGGCGTACCGTCCAGTTTTTCACCTTGTTGGTGACATAAAGTTTTTTCTATAATTTGAATACAAAATTCGGGGGCTTTTGAATCCATCCAATAATCAGGGTTCTCCAAATCCTGAAAAAAGCGTTCTACTGCTTGCTGCAATTCTTTGCATGCCACCTTTTCCCCTTCTCTGATACTTTTAGCGTAGTTTATGACATCCGTCCAGTTTTTCCCTTTAACCTGATTCAATTGACCTTAACGCCTCCGCAAGTCCACCTATTTTCTCTTTCTTCGGATTGTCACCTGTCATTTTCTTATAGCTGGACGGAGTTAATCCCAATTCACGCCAGTACATCAACGCGCTTTTATTCAGGTCGTCCCATAAAATCAGTAAAGGGTTTTTCGTCATATTGGTTGAGCCACCTTTGTTTGTATACTCTATGACAGACTTTCCTCCCGATTCTTGAAACTCTGTAAATGTTTTATCCCTTTGTTCTAAAATGGCTGCTAACGTTTCAACAGCTGAATCATACGAATCTTTCTGCACATCAAGTGCAGCCATCTGCCGCAAAATGAGATTTTTCCATTTAGTTTTAGTCATAAGCTGCACCCCCTTTGTTAAAATTAGTATCAGAGTTGGAAAGACTTACCCCCGCCGGTCCCTATCTATATGCTTTTTCAATCTTGATGGTGGGGGGATTCACTGTGCCTCTCATTTTCCATATAAAAACCTTCGTAAACTTCTTTAAAATTTTTTGCACGCTTAATATCTGTGGTATGACTACAACTATATCCTTCATGGCAACAATCACATTGTGTTCTGTCACATAGATAAAGTATCTTTTTATTTCTTGCGTCTGACTTAATAACTTCTTCTGACTTATCTAAATCTTTTTTATCATGAGTTAAAAGAGACAATCCTTCAGCACTTATCTTTATAGTGCAATATCCAGCATTCCTCTTTGATATATTATCCATCGCTTCTTCAATCAACTTATCAATATCAACTTTATCAATCATAAATATTGCACCCTTTAATATCTTCTGTGATTTTTTGCTTTCTCTGGATGTGCTTTATTATGGCAAGCGGAACATAAGCTAACAAGATTACTGTCCGTATATACTAGCTCTGGGTATTCATCAGCATGCTTTATGTGATGAACTGTAGTCGCATCCACTTTCTTTCCATATCTCTTGCACCACTGACACATATATCCGTCACGCTTCAATATTTTTTTCTGTTTGCGTTTCCATATAGTATCCTTATAATCAAACATATTTATCTCAATAAAAAAAGACCATGCATTAAGCACAGTCTTGTATTTGGACTAGCTGGCAAGGTCACGCCCTTGCTCGATACCACTACTGCGATATAACCAGCTATATATGTGCCAGCTTTTCCCTGCTGGCTAGGGTTTCATCTCTAATATAGAGCTTTTTTAATTTGCAGTTATAGCACTGCACTAGCTAGAAAATGTTTGGAGTGTCATACAATGAATGTTTATCAACCATAAATCCCAGTTTATATTTTAGCATAGATATTAAAAAAAATCGTCCGCTCTTTTTCCACTTTTAATCTCCAGTATACCCATAACGAAGAATTGTAAAGTTATGTAAAGCCTCATCTTTTAACTCATATACTCTGCTTTTTTCTATATGCATCTTGTCCATAAGCCTTTCAATGTGTCCACGGCTCCTATCGACAAAAAACTCTGTCAAAATATCTTTTTGTTGTTTTGGTAACATATCCAAGGTTTTTTCCATTTGTTCAACAAATTCTTTAGATAATTTTTTATTTTGTTTTAACTTATCCCTTTTCACGATATTATTCAACAAATGGTCTTCACTTCTGCTTGCTCCACCGTCAACGGCTTCGCTATCTGTCGCACAACCTTTTAAAGCAGCAAAATCATTTTCAAGCCATATCAGCTGATTGTCCACATTCTCTAAAAATCTTTTGCGCTGTCCATATAAACGCAAATCTGCTACAGATTCACTTATCCAGTTCATTCAATCCCTCCATATCAACTTTCAACTCTTCTTTCAGTATTTTATCCACGTGATACCAATAAAGCTCGTCATTCATATGCTCCCTAAACATAACAGTTACTGTATCAAGAAACCTTATTAAACGTTGCTGCCCAAATCCGAAATTTCGATTCAGATTGATAAGCGACACTTTAAGTATCTGCTCTATCAGCTTTTTGCTTTGCTCTTCTCTTTCTTTTGTGACAAGCTCTTGTATAGAGGCTTGCATCTGCTTTGATAGCTTTTGTCTGGCTGGTACTCTAGCTTTCATCTTTTCGCTTCCTCTCTAATATTCCGCTTACATACAAAATTACACAAAAGATTAGTACACTACCTGAAAGTATAATACCTATCAAAAAAGCCCACCAGTAATGTAAAACTATGATGAAAGATATATGTAAAGCAAGCATTATTGTGGATACTAGGCAGAAAAGAGAAATTATAATGCTTAATATTAAAAATATATTGTTATTTTTCATTGAATATCAACTCGCTTAATGCTCCAGTACACTTTTTTATATCAGGAATCTCTATATCCGTTCCGCATATATCACAATGAATTTTTGCGGACATTTTATTGAAAATATAGTTAAATTGCGTTATGCACAACCCTTCCTCTTCACACGTTGGGCACTTTAGCTGTTTTCCCTCTCTCCTATTCCACACCTTCGCCGCTTCTTCTTTTGCGCAGTAATCAACGGATTCGTCTACCCACTCTGTAGCAAGACCGCATTTGCTGCACTTTGCTCTTACTTGCTGGGTCATAAGACTTACTCTATACTCAAACTTCGTTTCCCCACCGCAGCAAGGGCATTTTTTTAACTTAATTTCTTCCATTTTTGTTCACCTTCTCTGTAAAATCTTCCTATCCTTTCTACAAACTTAGAAACATCTCCATAAACTCTGCCAGAGCACAAAAATACAAAAACTCATAATTTTTGATTGTCTTTATGTTTTCTCGCGCATACTTTTCCGCATCATTTCTCTGTACCCCTTGGCTCATAAGTAACTTTATAAATCTTTTTCTTGTCATTTTTTACTCCTATTCCGGTTTCTGTATACTTTAACTTTATTTAATTCATCTCTCATAAAAGCACCGCAATTCGGGCAATATCTTGACTTTATCGTAATTCCTTTTTTGCCAACAGTATATTTCCCGCACTCTGAACACTCAAGCACCAATGTTTTATTTCCCCAGATATTTTCACGCTGTACTTCCATCCATTTTCCACGCTTCACTTCCACAACCTCGATATCTGTTATATCAAGCAACGGTTTTATGCCATCTCTAATAGCTTTAACCGTAAATATGTTGGCGTTTTCGTAAACTTGTATTGCTTCTTCTCTGGCTTCTGCTAATTTCATTCTGGTTCCTCCAAATCCATTCTTGCGCCGCAATTGGGACAGAAATGCATATAATACAAATAATCTTCAAAGGTCCATTCTCCTGTAAGTGAGAACTCAACTGCACATTGAGAGCATTTGGCACAATCATTATATTCATGTTCAGCGAACTTCCACATTCCATGCATTTGATTTTCCAGTATAAATAAATGCTCTGGTAGCAACGCCGTACCTTCAATAAAATCTTCATCTTTTGCATTGCGGACATCTTCTTTGTTCACTACAAAAGTATACTCGTTAAAAATAAACCCTTTTTGGTATCTGTACATTTTTATTCCTCCGGTAAACTAGGTAATGGCATCCAGTGGGTGATTTTCCACGGAAGAGATTCATACTCACTACAGGACCACTCTCCATTTAATCGGTAGTATGCTATCACAATGATCTTTCTTGTATATCTTCAAAAAATAAAGTGCATATACACCCTTGCTCTTTCTCCGGCAGCCTATCTTTTACATTTATCCACTCCATATCACTCACCGTCTTCCGGTAACGCTTCGATTTGATGCTCTAACACAATTTGCTCATCAATACATCTTCTGTCATAGCAGTACCCTTCACATAAATTTTATCTTTATCAAAATCTATAATTTCCACAATTTGTCCTATAGGAAACTGATTCGTATTATTATCAATAACTCTTACAAACTGTCCAATTTTGAACTTCGGCTCTTTTTCAATTACACGTTCCAGTGCGAGCTTTGCACCAACAGAAAAATCGAAAGTATCTTTAGGAGAACACTGAGATTTTGCTGTTTTGAGAACCTTCTTTCCTTCGTACATTTTTGCAGTTGTTGTTTTACCGTCTGTGGTGATAACAACTTTAGGAAGGCTGGTAGCTAGTCCCGAAAACATTTCGTCTGTCCAGTGCCAACAACCTCCATCTTCAAAAATTCGATATTTATCACTATTGGTACCATCGGAAATTGTTACTCTTTTCCCTTTGAATTTTATCATTTTCGAGTTTACAAAATCCGAGAAAGTACGATTATTCATCGAGTACCATTCACCTATCTCTAAATCATCTCTTACTCTTACTTTATCGCCAATTTTATATTTCATACCTTTACACTCCTATCTCCATTCTTTTTGCTATCTCGTACTATCCAGGAAAATACACATCCAAAACAACACCTTTTTTATAGATTCATCAGCTACTCCGATTTTTTTGCACTCCACATGACTAGGGTCTTTCACCCACTCACTACCCCATCGACACACAGTGCCAAAAATGTCTCCATTTGGGTGTATTTTAACCGCCTCCGCTTCGCTTTCCGCACAGACTATCGCTGAAACATACTCATCGTAACTCGCGTTATCGTCACGCTCAATTAAGTATAAGTTCATATACATACCTCTTTCATAAAATCTTTATACATAAGACTGGCTTGAATCCCCGTATTATTCTGATACTTCCCACTGCTATATAAATCATAGTCACCTTTTATGGTGTGATAATAGATTTGGCATACTTCAATATCAGGATAAATAATAAGTGGATGAATACAATAAATTTCCAATGTCCAGTAACCTGCAAAGCCAATATCTCCGAAACCGGCGGTTACATGTATACACAATCCCAATCGGCCTGTAGAAGAACGTCCTTCCAGCATAGGTACATATTTACTGGTAGTTGTAAATTCTTTAGTTCTTCCCAAATACAACTTATTTGGTTCCAGCAATAATCCTTCTTCCGGAATCACTAATTTTTTGGTCGGATTCGGCTTTTTCATGTCCAGTATTTCATTTTCATATACCAATAGCTCATTATGCAGTGTTAAGTTATAACTGTTCGGGTTTACTTGACTAGGATTAAAAGGATTTATCAAAATATTTCCTTTTTTTATTTCTCTTTCGATTTCTTTTCCCGATAAAATCATACTTGTTTCCCCTTCGTTGTCACTAGATAAACACTTTTCCTTGCTGTCATACCCTTTTGCTTTTTCTTGTACGGCGTGCCCTCATGCTTATAGCACTCTTGCGGTGTAACACCTCTTTTCTTACCTGTATCTATCATGTAGTGACATGCATATACAGTGCAACCAATCGTAGGCACAGCTCTTCTATAGAAGCAGCCGTAACATCTGTTGTGCTTCTCTACACATTCTGACACTTTTTCTAACTTGCATAAATGCAACATTTTACTCTTTAAAGCTTCACTTGGGTTCGTTCTTCCCGCAAGGATTGCCTGTACATAGTTTCCACTTACGCCTACCCAAGACCCAAATGTAGATTGCGTTATTTTTTTATTTTTCAGGTAAATCTTAACTTCTTCCCTAAATGTCATTTTTCGTCCATTTCCAGCCTATATAGCTTGTCCAACGCCTCCTGTAGAGGACAGTTTTTACACTCATAATCATTATCCTTGCAGATAATCGCGCAGCCTTTTCCGCCTGTCTTTTTTAGCCCCACTTGCTTAAATGCGGGGAAAAATTCAGTCAGCTTTTCCATGTCCACACTCCCACTCTCTGTAAAGCTCTATCCAATCATCAAGCTCCATAGTCACAAGCCACTTGCAGCGGTTTTTTCGGTGCATAACTGCGGGCTTTTCACTTGCTTTTTTGTCCGCTTTTGCCTGCGCCATCGCATCATAAAGACTAAGCCTTTCAACTCTCTTGCACTCTATGTGTATATGTGGCAGTCCTACCACGTCTGCATCTCCGTTTGCCCCGCAATACTGCTGCCCTCGCCTTGTATCGTATCCATAAGTCTTTAATACCTTGGAAAGCTCCAACTCTCCAGCTTTTCCCTTGTTTCTGCTGTTCATTCTTTCAACCTCTGATTTTTATTTTGGTCTTTAGATAAACTAAGCTGATACTTTTTAGTTCGTTGAAAAATTC